TTGCATTATAATCTTTCATAGATAAAACTCCTCCAGTCTCGCTTAAACGGATTATATTTTCTGCAATATCATGTAAATCCATATCGGTTTTAGCATCTTCTCTAGCGTATTCGAGTAAGCGAATAAATAAAGGGACGTCTACTTTAATTATATCTCTTGGGTTCATATTACCTAGGTAAAGGTTTTTTATTTTTTTCTGCCTCAATTTCTGCTTCAATTTTAGCTAAAGCAGCTTTAAGATCATCAATTGATTCTTTTGATGAGCCTTCTTTTTCAGCATATGCTATAAGTTGTTTTAAAACACCTGCTCTAAATTTTGGCATAACATCTTCACCTTGGAATATATTTTCTTCTAAGTCAGCATCTGTTTCTTCGAGTGATGGCGCTTTAGGCATTTCGTCTTCCATTTCATTTAATGAAGCACCTTTAGTAAAATGTTCAAAAGCAAGTTCGTAATCTGTTTTTTCACGGTCAAAGATATTTCCAACCATTCCCATACCAACGAAATTTTCTTTAAGTGTTTCTTTAGAAGATGATTTATTTTCAGTTAATTTTGCTTTGTATTCACTTTCTGTGATTACCCCTGAAAGTAGTTGCATGCGTAGTGTTTCTTTATTCATTTTAGGATTTTATTATAAATATTATATTCCTTTTGTCTCTACAATTTTCTTTAATTTTTCCAAGTATAATATAGCGTCCATATGTTCTTGCTTAGCATGTTCAATCCACTCTAGAACACTTAGATCTTCACGATCTAAATCTACTCCATATTTTGTTTTACCAAATGATGCTCTTTCAACAAATTGATCAATGATTGAATCAACAACTGAGTCTGTAGTTTGGATGAATCTATATTCTTCTAGGGTTGTTTGTTGTGTATTATCTGTATCCATTATTTTAATAATTTATCTGCTTCTTTATCGCTTACTCCCATGTCATAAAGTACTCTACGTGCTCCTACTTCACGTAGTATATCAAGGTATTCCTCAGCTTCACCTAAACCGCATTGAAAGTATTGGGCGATATATTCTATGACTTCTGTGTTTTTTTTCTTACGATTTGTTTTAAGATACTTGAAGAATGTTTTAGCTTTTGGGATCATTTCTCGGTAGATATTATATAGTTGTTTTTTATTATCGTAAGGGATTGTTTGAATATAATTTACAAGTTCAATGTAACGTATATCCATCGATACATATCGATGTATCATGTAAGAATTCCATTTCTCCCACGATTCTTCCGAGATTTCTTCTATAGGAGTTTTATAGAGGGTGATTTCATTTAACCACCCCCATAAATCTTTTATTTGCTTTTTAGGCATTTAAGCAAAGGTCTTTATATTCTTCCCTAAGTTCAGGTGGAAGTGAATCTACTAATATTTTCTTTGATTCCAAATCATAAAATACAGGGATTGGAATTAAAGCATCTTCATCAGCTCCAACTAAAAATTTAGAAATTTTACGAATAAGGACAGCTTGTCCAAATAGTTTACCTCCATCAAACCCTTCAACAGAAGTTGTTTGTGTAAAGTCAATGTTCATTTGTGGTTTTTCCATTGTTTATTTATTTATTTATTTGTTTTTTCTTTTTTATATTCTATAAAATCATGTATAAATCCTGCTGCAACTATTATATTCATACCAATTGAAGCTAATATTTCATATATGTCAGCATATACATTTGTGCTTAAGTGGATATGTCCTACCATCCAAAAAGGTACGGATAAATTTTGAGATACCCAAGAAAGACTATATTTGAAAAAATGAATCATATTACGTCTATAATTTTAGCTATTGCAGACATTACGTTTATTTCTTTATCAATTCTAAAATTTGCTTGATATAAATGTTCATTTAATATAATTGCAACCATACCTTCTTTTCCAGGTGCATATTTTGAAGCGTATTCAAACAAATTACGATATAGTTCTTCAAAGTCTTTAACATTTGAATCCGCTATAATTTGTCGAATGGTAAGCCATTTTTTATTACCCACTAACTCTTTTAATACCTCTTTAATATAGTTGTTTGAGGTTAAAACTGTTTTATCAAGTACAACCATATCATCTTTTACAGACATTTGTAGAGCGTTTAGCATTTTACGCATGTCAGGATAGTTTTGTACGATTAACGTTTTAATATCTTCTGGTTCGTATGATAAAGATAATTGGTCTGCTAATATCCAAGTTAAATGGTTATATACATCTTTTTTAGTTGGGGGTACAATTTTAATAGTGTGGCATCTAGATTGTAAAGGATCAATTATTCGCTCTATAAAGTTACAAGTTAAGATAAAGCGAGTTGAACGTGAGAATGCCTCAATTATATTTCGTAAAGCTGCTTGCCCTTGAATTGTAATAAAATCTGCTTCATCTAAAATTACTACTTTAATACCTTTCCAAGATGCAGCACTAGCAAATCCCTTTACTTTATCTCTAATAGTGTCAATCCCATTTTCATCAGATGCGTTTATATAAAGATAATCACAATCTAGGTTTTTAACTATGATTTTTGCTAGGGTAGTTTTTCCACAGCCTGCTGAACCATAGAAAATAAAATTTTGGATATCACCTAGGTTGAGGTATGTTTGGATTGTATCTTTGATACTTTCATTACCAACAAAATGTTTTAAAGATGTAGGGCGAAAACGCTCTACATATAACGTATTTTCTTTCATAACTTTAATATACAAAAACCTTTTATTAAAAACAAATATTTACTTTAACTTGTTACTCCAGGAACTAATAACCATCTACCCCTCATTGCGTTATCTGCAAATTTTTCTTTTATGTGGAGATATTTGTCAACCCTATTATCTATTTCATCATCTTCATATTTATCATAATTTGATATTAGGTTTGAAAAAAGAAAAACAAAATATATTCTATAAAATTCAGACATAGTAACTCCTTCAGGATAGTCTGTGTATATTGTATCTATTACATCTTGGGGTAGTCCGGTATGGTCTTTAAGAAAAAACTCAGTACTAATTTGAGGATTAAGTTTTATAAGGTCTTTTATAAATACGTCATATTCTTTTTCAAAATCTTCAACAGAAGTAAAATCATTAACAATAATTTTAGTATTGCCATTAGTAGGATCTGTAGGTAATTTAAGTTTGATGAAGTCTTCGGGTTTATTTATTTTAATTTCAGTTAGGCCAGCTAACTTCATCATACGTTTAAATTCTTTGTTCATGTGATCCTTATTAAATTTTAGCTTGTTACTCCAGGGACTAATAGCCATCTACCCCTCATTGCATTGTCTGCAAATTCATCTCGCATATCACTGTATTTGTTTTCTCTTTCCTCTACTTCATCATCTTCATAGTTAGCAAAATCCGCTACTAGATTTGCCCACAACCAATAAAAATAAGTTCTATAAAATTCAGACATAGTAAATCCTTCAGGGTGGTTTGATGATAGTTCGTATTCTACATCATTGGTTATACCTCCATGGTCTAAAAGGAAGGATTCAGGGTTAATTTGGGGGTTAAGGTTTATAAGATCTTTTACAAATATGTCATATTTTTCTAAAAAATCATTCCAATTAGGGGGAAGAATTCTAACATTGTCATTATTTGGATCAAAAGGTAATTTAAGTTTAGTAAAGTTAGAAGATTTAACTACTTTAATTTCGGTTAACCCAGCTAACTCCAGCATGCGTTTGAATTCGTTATTCATATTACTTTATAATTCCTGCTCTTACAAGCATTTGTCTCATTTCTTCATTAAGGCGCTCTAATAAATTTTCATCTTGAAGATAATTTTGAATATTAGCTTTTTGCAAAATTGTAATATTTCTAACAACTAATTCAAATCCATCTTCAGTTTCATTAATGTCATATGCTGCTTGAGGCAACATAAACTTATTCTGCAATTCTTTTCTTACTTCAGCAGCATCTGCTTTTGTATCTAAAGGTATTCTAATCTGAGTGAATTTAGAAACTTTTTTAGTTACTGGGCTTTCCCCTTCTGTTTTCTTACCAATGGTAGCATCTTCAATACCTGCATTTTTCATTACGGTTTTTAAGATTTTTTCTAGGGTGTCATCTCCAGGGACAATAGTGTTTTCTTTTCGTGGGAATATTAAAACACCATCTTCTTCTCTCCACTTTAATATATCTGATTTTTGGGTAAGGTTTAGGATAATGGGTACCATAGCTTCAAGGCTTGATTGAGGATAAAATACTTTCCAATCAGTAGCTGCTTTAGGTAATTCATCAAAACTTAAATCTTCCCACCCAGTAATATCTAAATCTGTTCTAGATTGAATATCTTTAGCTTTTTTAAGCCTCCACTCGGTGTCAGATGAATTCCATTCTTTTCTATTAGCTGGGGTTTTCATGTTAGGGCCTCCGCCTGGTCCAAATGCTTTTTGGATCATAGGGCTAATTGATGGGTCAGCTTGTCTTTGGTAAGTTACGTACTGGCCGTACCCTGCATCTTTATAGTTATTTAGATCTTCTAAAGCGTCCTCAACTTGTTCTATGGGAGTATCAGTAGTAGATAGGGCTATGTTTTTGGCCATATAAGACCTTTTCATTCCATCTCCTTCTTGATCTTCAATTTCACGTAAAATATCTCTCAATCTCATATTTATACATATTAATAATCCCCATAGATGTTAAAACGTTTAGGAGGCTCAGGGCGCACTTCTTCAACTTCTTTTTTAATAGCAAATAGTTTAGAATTTAAAGGTTCTAGCCTAAAATGACATGATTCACCAGTAACTTGAAAATATGCTTCTAATGTATCTGTTAAAGACTCATATATTGTTTTATCTTTAAATTCAGAAACAAGCCTCCACCTGTCACCAGGTGGAACTCGTTCTGCGATTAGATGGTTATATTCTATCTCTTTGGTTTCCATATTACATCATTCCTGCCATCATAGATGGGTCAAACGTATTTTCTTTTTTATCTTCAGGCTTATCAAATACAACACACTCTGTTAGTAAAATTGTACTTGCAATTGATGAAGCATTTGAAAGTGCTTGTTTAGTTACTTTATGCGGGTCTAAAATACCAGCTTCTTTCATATTAACTACTTTACAAGTTTTAATATCGTAACCTGCCCACTCACTATTTTCTATTTTTAAATCATGTTGAGCAATCATACGAGCATCTGCTTCTGAGTAACCTGCGTTTGATAAGATCTGTTCAAATGGCTTTCCACAAGCATTATATACTGCTTTATAACCAAATTTAAAATCTTCAGATGCATCTTTGTTTTCAACATCTTTAAGTGATTCACGAGCGTTTAATAAAGCAATACCTCCACCAGGTACAATACCATCTACAAGTGCAGCTTTAGTTGCTTGAAGAGCATCATCAACTCGATCCTTTTTCTCTTTCATTTCGGTTTCTGTATTTCCACCTACATGAACAATAGCAACTCCACCTACAAATTTAGATAAACGTTCTTGCAATTTTTCCATTTCAAATGGAGTTTCTGCTTTATTAATTTGAGCCTCAAGTTCTTCTACTCGTTGTTCAATTTTTTCTTCATTTCCTTTACCATCGATAACTGTTGTTTTATCTTTAGTAATAGTAACTGTTCGTGCTTGACCAAACCAATCCCACTGGAATTTGTCTAGTTTCATGCCTTTGTCTTTGTCAAATACTACTCCACCAGTTAAGATTGCAATGTCCTCTAAAAGCAATTTTCTACGATCACCAAATTCAGGGGCACGTACTGCTGCTACTTTTAAAGTACCTCTCATCTTATTTACAACTAGTGTTGAAAGTGCTTCACCATCAATATCTTCACATATAATTAAAAGTGATTTATTTGCTTGAGATACACCTTCTAATATTGGTAGTAGATCTTTTACAGCTGAAAATTTATAGTCTGCAATAAATACGTACACGTCATTTAAAACTGTAGACATATTAGCGTTGTTAGTAACAAAATAAGGTGATTTATAACCACGGTCAAATTGCATACCTTCTACTGTTTCAAGAAATGTTTCTCCGGTTTTAGACTCTTCAATATAAACTACACCTTCACGGCCTACTTTACTCATTGCTGTTGAAATAAGTTTCCCTACTTCAGGATCGTTATTTGCAGAAATAGTTGCAATTTGTTCTAATTGCTCTTCAGATGAAATTTTTTCATGCATTTTTTTCAATCCCATAAGAACAACTCCTACTGCACTATCAATCCCTCGTTTAATCTCAACTGCATTTGCTCCATCATTTAAACGGTTCAAGCCTTGTTTAACAATTTCACGTGCTAAAAGAGTTGATGTAGTTGTTCCATCTCCTGCGTTATCTGCGGTTTTAATTGAGGCTTGCTTGATCATGTTGATTCCAAGATCCTCAATTGGATCTTCGAGTGAATTAATTTCTCTTGCAACGGTTACACCATCTTTGGTTGAAAATACTTGACCTTCTTTAGTATAAACAACGTTTCTACCATTTGGCCCTAATGTTGATACAACTGCATCTGCTAGTTTATCAATACCTTTTACTAGTTTTTTACGAGCTTCTGCTCCAAATTCAATCTGTTTACTCATTTTCTGTTACTTTTGCTAAAACTTGTTTTTCATTACCAATGAAGTATTCTACACCTTCATGTTCTACTTTTGTAAAACCCATTGTAGGTAACACAACATTATCACCTTCTTTAACTACGGTTTTAATAAATTCCCCAGCTACAGTGTATGTACCAGGGCCAACCGCGATTACTACTCCGTGAACATTTCTATCTTTACCCATATCCGGTACGATAATAGAACCATATTGTGTTTCTTCAACTTCAACTGGCTTGACAATAACTGCATCAAATAATGCTTCTAATTTACTCATATTTCTATTTTATTTAACATTGATTCCATTCCTTCTTTAACTGAGTTCCATGTAGCGATGTATTCTTTAATTGAAGAATAATCGTTTTGGTTTACATAGAATTTTTCTTTTGCAATCTT